CCTGCACCACTAAACTGAGCTGCAACATTCGTATAGATATCTTGTCCAGCTTGTGCAATTAAAGGAGATAAAAATGGATTAGTAAACTTACCTTGTATAGTATCTAAAATTTGTTGATTAGCAGCTCCTGCCATAGTTTCTTGTGCAGCTAAACCATCTAATGTTTGTTGTGATGGTGCTACATAGCCAGTACCTGCTGGTCCTTGACCATATATAGTTCCAGCTTCAGATATAATCTGATTAAGTGCTGGTTGTGCTGGTGCATAAGGTTCTACTTTGTTAGTCGTAGTAGATGTTCCTCCACCTCCTCCTCCAAATGACATATGTTATTTCTCCTTTTTCTTTTCTAATAATACATGACTTTCTTTATAACCAAAGGGTTTCAGCACACGCTTCCATCCAGGTCTTGCTACTAACTCTAGTAAATCACAGTTGTTTTGCCATGCAAAATCTTCTATTTGTTTTACTAGATGTTGCCATTTTTCACGATGATTACCAGTCATGATTTTAATGTTTAAACATCGTTGTAATGGTCTTTGTATTATTTCTGTAACTACTACTCCATAATACTTTTTGTTTTGAGAATCCCAAAGAATCCATAGTTGCATCTTATCTTCTAAGATCCATTTTTTAATATGTTCTGCTCTAGCATATCCATTAGATCTAGCTAGGGCATCTGCAATATTTTGCAATACCATACCCCAAGCATCATTAACATTTTCTGTTGGTATTCTAACCAGTTCGATCACGTTACTTCTAAATAAGACACAATTATATGTAGCTGATTTGCAGCTGATGCTTGTGCTTTTAACTCCTGTCCTGCTTGTATTACTAATGGTTGTGTAAGCAATTCTTTAGTTTGATTTGCAGCTAAAGATTCACTTTTAAATATACTAAAAATGTTAGAAGATTCAACTAAAGTTATGTCTATATTTGGTGTAGCACCTGTATCTTCAGATACTAATATAGATTTTATAATACAAGTAGATCCAGTAGGTACGTTAAGTAACACTACTAGACCTGTTGATGTTAAATCTGCTTTTACATTTTTGTATGTATTAGCCATTAGATAACTATAGTATTAGCCTCATCTTCAGTTAATGCTTCTCCTGCAATTAACTTAGCTTTAGCACTAGCTTTTAAATCTATTTTAGCTTGTACTTTAGCATTTTCTTCTGCTTGTAATTCAGTAGCTTTTGTTTCAACTGCTGACATATCAATAGCTACTATTTGTTCATTAACGTCATAAGCTGTAACAGAACCATCTTCATTGTCATTAACTCTTATTACATTAGTATAAAGTTTGTAAATTGCTTCATGTTTCATTATGCTACTATCTCCTGTGCTATAAATGTTGATGTTGTTCTTGAATAGTAAATATCACTAACGTTACCGTCATCTCTAGGTCTATTTACATAAAGTAAACTACCACTCTCTGTCGCAGATTGAATTTTATAAGTGATAGCCGAAGTAGTTTGTGGGTCGTCTATAAATGTGTGTGATGTTCCCTCAGCGTGATTAGACGCTGTATAAGATGTACCTTGAATTGTAAATGAGGCTCTTGCTCTGTTTCCCTCTGCATTTCCTATACCAACTTGTGAACCATTTCTTGTATATACAAAAGCTGAAGTATTACCTGCACTGTCTATTGCACCAAATCAATGATACCTACAGTTTGTTCTATATTTGTTTTACCTGTTTTAGCATCATAAACAGCACTTGTAATTTTGCCTGGTCCATATCCAGCATCTATATTTACATCACCTTTGTATGCTTCTGTTTCATAATCAAATGAATTAGAAGTAGACTTTGGTTGATTATATTGTTCAGATATATAATTTTCTTTAGCAGTAGATCCACCAGTTAATGCTACTTCATCAACAACATTTGAATTATTATTACTACCTCTATCAGAAGTATTTTGAGATGAATCATAAGATCCATAAGAATCTGCACCATATTGAGATTCTGCATCTTGTCTACCTTTTCCACTTCCTCCTGAATCTGAAGAAGATCCTCCACCACCTGACATATTTAACTCCTTATAATATTGCTAAAACAATAATGATTACAGCTATAACTGCACATTCTTTTTTATGACATTTAATAATGTGTGGTATATGTTCTTTAAGTTTCATTATAATAACCCTCCTAATAATCCAAAACCTGCACCTATAGCAGCTCCCATTGGACCACCTATTGCTCCTATTTGAGATCCTACTGCAGCTCCTGATAATGCTCCACCAGCAGCCATTCCTATTTGATTAGCTCTTGGCATAGTTGATGAACCTATTGTAGTTGGTGCACCAAATGCTATTGGTGAAATCATTTGATTGTATTGTTGTAACGCAGCCATTGGAGCTAATTGTCTTTGAGCTTGTATATCTTCTAATTGACCTCCAACTGCTGTTAAACTTGGTACAGCTCTTGCTGTTTGTAATTGTCTATTTCTTTCTCTTTCTAATTGACTAAATGCTAGTGGTAATGCTCTGTCTGCAACTTGTCCTATTACAGCAGATTGAGCACCCATACTTGTAGGTGTTCTTCCTGCACCACTAAACTGAGCTGCAACATTCGTATAGATATCTTGTCCAGCTTGTGCAATTAAAGGAGATAAAAATGGATTAGTAAACTTACCTTGTATAGTATCTAA